ACAAAGAAAAGTGGTGGAAAGACATATTATCAAGATTATAAGTCAAATAAAAAGAATCTACAGGGATACGAAGAACACGGATATATTATGACTGCTCCCCATATTAGTGTAAGTGTGGGTGGTAAAGAAGTAAGTGGAACTGTAATGAGACAACTTTTGGGTTCACCTGAATTTGATGCTAAAGAAAGACCAAAATTATTTAAAAAAGCGTTTGGATATTATGATAAAGGTGTGTATATTATGATGACGAATAAATTTAAAAAATTGTTTGAGTTTTATTCAAATTTATTTGAAAGTTCTAATACTCAAAGTGATGGGGTAGATGATGGACCTGGTTTTATATCAAGTTTAAAATCTTATAAAAATAGAGCCGAAATCGAAGCTGGAAAATTAGGATGGGAAATTGCAAATCATATAATTGATGATGATTTTTATAATAGTCAAGATTTTGGTTTTGTTAAAGATACAGAGTATCCAAAAGGACCTGTTGATTCCGTTTCGTTTGGACCTGCTGGTGTTCAAGAACCAAGTGCTCAAAATTTAACAGATTATGTTGGTACTGAATTATGGAATAAATGGTTAGACCACATTGATATGATTTTATCAAATCAAGAATATGAGTATGTTGATGATATGGCAAAAACAAGAAAATCTGTAGTAAAGGATAGTCCTAAAACTGCAAAACAACTTGAAGATGAAGAGCCAGAAGAAACAGATGTCAATAGAGGAAATGAACAACATGATGAATTATCTATTGTAAAAGAAGTATTGTCATTATCAGAAGTATCGGCTAAAGTTAAAATGTTTAAACAGCGGTTGATGAGGCGTGGTATTAAAATAAGATACTCAAAAGAAGAAGCTCAAAAAGATTTAGATAAAAAATATGGTGGTAAAGGTCATATAGCTGCTAAGAAATTTGGATTGAGAAAAGCTTATTATGCTGTAGCAAGTATGCAGGCGCAATCTTCAGTACCACAAGAAAAACCAAAATTAGTTTTGACGAAATCTGATATGACTACTTTACATAAAGATAAACAAATAGATAAAGGAAAATTAAAAGTTGTTTATAGGGAAATATTGAATTCAAAAAAATTAAGAAACGGAAAGGAGTTATTATTAATGGGTGGAGCTTATGGTCACATGAGTCATCCGTTTGATGACAAAGATTTAACATTTGGTGATTTGAAAAAAATAATTGAATTGGGATTAGGAGGGCAATTAAATAGGGAAGATGGTGTTACAGAAAAATTAGATGGACAGAATCTTATGATAAGTTGGAGAGATGGGAGATTGATTGTTGCTCGTAATAAAGGACATTTAAAAAATAAAGGAAAAACTGCTTTGGGTGTGAAAGGTGTTGAATCAAAATTTAAAGGTAGAGGTGAGATAAGAGATGCTTTTGTATTTGCAGTTAGGGATTTACAAAAAGCAATTGCTTCGTTAAGTAAGAAACAAAAGGATAAAATTTTTGGAAATGGTTCAAAGTGGATGAATTTAGAAGTGTTGTGGCCCGCTAGTGAGAATGTAATTAATTATGATGTTACTCAGGTTGTATTTCATGGGGCATTGGAATATGATGATAGTGGTAGAGTGATTGGGCAGGCAAAAGATAGTGCTAGAATGTTACAGGGGATGATAAAACAAGTTAATCAAAACATACAGAAAAAGTATAAGATAGGAAAACCAAATTTTCTTACAGTACCTAAACACCAAGACTTTGGTAAGATGAAAAATAAATTTTTAGGAAAATTGAAAAGATTACAATCGACATATTCTCTTAAAGACAACGATACACTTGCTTTATATCATCAATCGTATTGGCAAGAATGGATTTTTAATGGTGCTAAACAAACTGGCTATCCAAAGATAACAAATGAGATATTAGTTAAATTGACAAAACGATGGGCATTCTTTGATAAGTCATATAAAATTTCACAGATTAAAAAAGACCTTAAAGAACATCCTAAATTTTTAGAATGGGTATTAAGTACAGATAAAATTGACCATGATAGAATGGTTAAAGAGAATATGAAACCATTTGAAGAATTATTTTTTGGAGTTGGCGCTGAAATAATGAAAAATGTAGAAGGTTGGTTGGCAGTAAATCCAGATAAGTCAATACAGAGTATTAGAGGGAAAGTAAAATCCGCAATATCTGCTATACGGAGTGGTGGTGATTTAAAGAAGTTAAATAAATTAAAGGTACAATTGGATAGGTTAAATTCTATTGGGGGTTTAGATGCAATAATTCCTAGTGAGGGTATTGTATTTAAGTATAATGGAAAGACATATAAATTCACAGGCGCATTTGCACCAGTTAATCAAATAACTGGAATGATGACATTTGATAGATGAGTAATATAGAAAAAGTAAAAAATATGATAAAGGGTGTTTACAATCGCCCCATACAGATTGGCTATCAGGGTAAATCCGTAGATGAGAGAGAAGAAGGTGAAACTTGGGTTGACCACAATAATAGAACTTGGGTTAAAGAAGATGGTAAAAGAAAACAAATCACCAAAGTACCACCCAAGGGATTTGATAATTGTGGGGAATGTAAAAAATTAATACTTAAAACTATTGATCAACAAACTTATAATAGAATGGGTAAGTGCAGAATTTGTCAATTAGAATTTGAAGCTTTATTACACCACAATGGAAAGTGGAAAGATTGGGTTGATGATTTGGAAAAGAAAAGATGGGAATCTGTATTGAAAGAATATGAAGAAGAGATGGAGAACTTAAAGGTAGATAAATCTCTTAAATTTGATAAGACAATAGCAAATGCATTGGCAAATAATGAACATAGAAAATGAGTGATTTAAAACAAGCAATAAAAGTAAATTATTTAAAATGTGTACAAGACCCGTCATATTTTATTAATCAATATTGCACTATTCAACATCCGCAACGTGGTAAGATTATATTTAAACTATACCCATTTCAGTATGATGTATTAAAGGAATATCAAGAAAATGATTATAATATAATTTTAAAATCACGACAACTCGGTATATCTACATTAAGCGCTGCTTATTCTTTATGGATGATGTTGTTTCATAATGATAAAAATATTTTATGTATTGCTACAACTAAAGATACTGCTAAAAACTTAGTTACAAAAGTTCGTATTATGTATGATGGTTTACCAAATTGGTTAAAGACTGCTATTGTAGAAAATAACAAATTATCATTGGTATTTAAAAACGGTTCACAGATAAAGGCTATTGCTTCCAATGAATCAGCTGGTCGTTCTGAAGCCCTATCTTTATTAATTCTAGATGAGGCTGCTTTTATAGAAAGAATAGATACGATATGGACAGCTGCCCAACAGACGTTGGCTACTGGTGGTAAATGTTTAGCCATCTCAACACCAAATGGTGTTGGTAATTGGTTTCACAGGACTTGGATTGATGCTACAGATGGTATTAATAAATTTAGTACAGTGAAACTTCATTGGTCTGAACATCCAGAAAGAGATCAAAGTTGGAGAGATGAGCAAAATTCAATTTTAGGTCCAACTCAAGCTGCACAAGAATGTGATGCTGATTTCTTGAGTTCTGGTCAATCAGTTGTTGATCCAAAGATATTAGAATGGTATAAAGAAAAGATGTGTTGTGACCCAATAGAAAAAAGTGGGTTTGATAGAAATCTTTGGATATGGGATTACCCCAATTATTCAAAAAATTATTTAATATGTGCTGACGTTGCTCGTGGGGATGGTACTGATTTTAGTGCTGCTCAAGTTTTTGAGTTAGAAGACATGGAACAAGTTGCAGAATACAAAGGGCAACTTGGTACAACAGAATTTGGTAATTTTTTAATTGAATTGGCTACTAAATATAACGATGCTCTATTGGTAGTGGAGAATAACAACATAGGTTGGGCTACTCTACAGACAATTATCGATAGAGGATATGAAAATTTATTTTATCAAGAAAAGAATCATTTAGTTGTTGATGAAGATAATCAGCATACAAATAGATATAGAAATATTGATAAGAACAAAATACCTGGTTTTACAACTACAATGAAAACTAAACCATTACTTGTGGCAAAAATGGAAGAATATACAAGAGAGAAAATGGTAAAGTTAAAATCAACACGATTAATTGATGAACTTTTTGTATTTATATATAAGAGTAGTAGAACCGAAGCTCTTGATGGGTATAATGACGATTTAGTAATGTCTTATTCTATATTATTATGGATTAGAGATACTGCTATTCGTATACAATCAGAGAGAAATGAATTTCAAAGTAGTATAGTGGAATCAATTGGAAATTTAAATAAAAGAGAACCTATTATGAAACCAGATAGACCTAAAGATAATCCTTGGGAAATGGACATAAAAGGTGAACAAGAAGATTTAACTTGGTTATTGGGATAAAAAATGGCAGATAATAATATTTTTAAAAGGTTAGGTAGATTATTTCAATCTAACATAATTTTAAGAAAAACAGATGATGATAGAATTGTAGTAAAAGATTTAGATCATACACAGAGAGCTTATACATCAAATTTTATAGATCGTTATGATAGATTGGTGCAGAAAACATATAATAGTCCATATAGTGCGGCTCAAAATCAAAGAGCTAATTATGAAGTTCAAAAGCATGATTTATTTAGAGATTACGAATTAATGGATCAAGATCCAATAATTTCATCAGCATTAGACATCTATAGTGATGAATGTACAATTGATAATATTGAAGGTCAGATTTTAACAATAAGAACTAATAATAGTAAAGTAGAAAAGATACTTCATAATTTATTTTATGATGTTATTAACATTGAATTTAATCTTTGGAGTTGGATACGAAATTTAACAAAATATGGTGATTTTTATTTACAATTAGAAATTATAGACAAGTATGGTGTTGTGAATGTTAAACCAATGTCTAGTTATGATGTTGTTCGATTAGAAGACCATGATCCTGCTAATCCACAATTGATTCAATTTGAATATGAACAAAATAATAAAGAGATTTTAGAAAATTATGAGGTTGCTCATTTTAGGTTATTAGCTGATACGAATTTTATTCCTTATGGAAAGAGTATGTTAGAGGGTGGTAGAAAGATTTATAAACAATTAACTCTTATGGAAGATGCCATGTTAATACATCGTATCATGAGAGCTCCTGAAAAACGAATATTTAAAATTGATGTTGGTAATATTCCACCAAGAGAAGTAGAACAATTTATGCAAAAAATAGTAAATAAATTGAAAAAAACCCCCGTAATTGATCAAAAAACAGGTGAATATAATTTAAAATATAATGTAGAGTCTGTTACTGAAGATTATTTCTTACCAGTACGTGGTAGTGATAGTGGAACTTCAATTGAAACTCTTCCTGGTTTATCTAATAATGATGCTATAGAAGATGTTGAATATTTAAGAAATAAAATGATGGCTGCTCTAAGGATTCCAAAAGCCTTCTTGGGTTATGAAGAAGGATTGAGTGGTGGTAAAGCAACATTAGCAGCAGAAGATGTTAGGTTTGCTCGTACTATTGAGAGATTACAAAAAATTATAGTGAGTGAATTGACTAAAATCGGTATTGTACATCTTTATACTCAAGGATTTGCTGATTCTGATTTAATAGATTTTGATTTAGAATTACAGAATCCTTCTATGATTCATGAACAAGAGAAGCTTGAATTGATGAATCAGAGGTTAGAAGCAGCTGAAAAAGCCATGGACATTAAATTATTTAGTCGTAATTGGGTATATGAACATATATTTGATTTTTCAGATGAAGATAAACAAGAAATGTTTGATGGTATTGTAGAAGATACAAAACAAAAATATAGATTCGAGCAGATTGAAACGGAGGGAAATGATCCCGCAGCAAATTCACAAGAACCAGACGATGACACTGATTCATATGATGAAATGCCAAGAAAAGGTGATTGGGGTGGTAGTGATAAAGAACATTTTGGTAAAAATAAACCAAGAGAAGATGACGGTAAGCTTAAAAAAGCCGATAGAAGTTTTGGAAAAAGAGAATTTAAAGGTGGTTCACCACTTGCTCAATCAAAAGCTTCTACAGTTGTGGCGAGAGAAGGTATACTTACCCAATTAAAAGATAAATTCCCACAACAAGTACCATTTGAGAACGTAGATTTACTTTCAGAGGATAATATAATTGAAGACTAATTCTTTATTAATTATTAGTTTATATTTATATATGAAAAATTGTATTGATACTATTATAGGAAAATTATGAATAATTTCAAGCATAGTAAGCTAAGAAATTCAGGTCTTCTGTTTGAGTTTTTACTTAGACAGGTTACTGTGGATGTTCTTAATAAAGAACCAAAATCAAAAGCACTTCAAATTATTAAAAAAAGATTTAATGAGCATACTGAAGTTGGTAAGGAGTTAGCATTGTATAATGCACTCATAACGAAAAAATTTAAATCAGATAAAAAAGCTGATTTCTTTTTATCCGAAGTATTGAGGCAAAGGGAAAAGTTAAATAATGCTCAATTAAAAAGAGAAAAGTATAATATAGTGAAAGAGGTTTCAACTATTTATGATCCAAAAAATTTATTCTCATCTAAAGTTCTAAATTATAAAGTATATGCATCTGTTTATAAATTATTTGAAGGTATTAGTGAATTAAGTGCAGATGAAAAAACAGAAAGTTATTTCAATATAGTAGAACAGATAACAACACATAATAAACTTGAAAATAAAACATTCATGCCAAAAGAGTTAAATAACAAAGATCTTAGAATTTTGTCTTATCGTGTTTTATTGGAAAAATTTAATGAAAAATATACTAATTTATCAAAAGAACAAAAAAATATTTTAAAAGAATATATAAATAATATTTCAAATACAAATGATTTTTATTCAATTGTGGAAAAAAAATTAATAATTCTTAAAAAATCATTATCATCAAAAATACCAGCAGTTAAAGACAAGGTTTTAAAAATAAAACTCACTGAGGCTGTTAATTGTATTGATAACTTTTGTTTAACGAATTCTAAAACAGCCGAAGATAATTCTGTTGTTCAACTACTTAGATATTATGAACTTGACAAAGAACTCAACAAAATTTAATTCGTTAGTAAGGGAACTTACTCATGGATTATTTAAAAAGAAGTTAAAAGAAATGACTTCAACGGCAAGTATTGCTGGATTTGAATCACCTAATGCTTTTAATAAGTTAAGTAAAAAGAAAAAGAAAAATCTTGAAAAACAAACTGGATATAAGTTTGTAGATGAAGATGTAAGCAGTAGTGATATGGAACAAATTAAAAAACAAATTAGAAAAGAAGTATCCGATATCTTACGTGATATTTGGATTAAACGGAATTCCTGGGGAGGACGTTAATGTATCAAGCTGATTCTACTGATGATAAAAAACAACAACCAAAACAACAAACTTTTCAAAATCCAGGGTTTGTTCCCGTTTTTGCTACAGATGTTTTAGCACAAGTTACTAATCCAGCTAAAGGTGTGATGACTTTTAGTTCAGCTGGTGATGGTGATTTATTTGTATATAATGGAACTGATTGGAAAAAAGTAGCTTTTAGTGTGGTATAATATAGGATAATAATATGAGTAGACAATTATTAGTAGATGTAAGGCCATTTGAAATTTCACCAACTCAAATACATGAGTCTATGGATAAGAATGGTGGGAAGCTTATTGTAAAAGGTGTTTTACAAAGAGCAGAATCTAAGAATCAAAACGGCAGAGTTTATCCAAGAGATGTGTTGTTAAAAGAAGTTGCAAAATATTTGGAACAACAAGTTACAGAGAGAAGAGCTTTAGGAGAACTTGACCATCCAGATTCATCAGTTGTGAATTTGAATAATGCTTCACATAATATAGTTGAAATGCACTGGGACGGTGATGATTTATTAGGAACAGTTGAAGTCTTATCTACACCCGCTGGTAATATCTTGAAAGAATTATTTAAATCAGGTATTAAACTTGGAATCAGTTCAAGAGGATTAGGTTCTGTTGAGCCAATGAAAGAAGCAGATGGTGACGATACCGTTGAAGTTCAACCTGATTTTGAATTGATTGCTTTTGACTTTGTATCGAATCCATCTACACAGGGAGCATTTATGAGACCAGTAAATGAATCCGTTCAGCCTAAGAGTCCAGAAAACAATATAGAAAGAATTATCAACTCCATAATGAGGGGATAAAATGCCTTTCAAGTCTGAAAAACAACGGAAATGGATGCATGCTAATGAGCCTGAAATGGCTGATAAGTGGGCAAGGAAAAAAAAGAAAGAAGCTATGTCCGCATCTCAATCAAAAGCAGCACATAAAAAATTTAAAGAAACAGGCGAACTACCACCACATTTAAAGAAACTTGTTAAGAAAATAAAACAGTTAGAAAAAGATAATAATGTAAAAAACATAGTAGTTCCTGGTTTAGAGTGGATGTCAAAAATTAAAGAAGAAACGAAACGAGATTATAAAGACGAATACAAAAAGTTTCAATCATCTGATAAATCAAAAAAATATAGAGCAGAATTAAACCAATATAATCGTAAGAAAGGTACTTATGGAAATGGCGATAATAAAGACGCTTCACATAAAGGTGGTAAGATTGCTGGATTTGAATCACAATCCAAGAATCGTGGTAGAGCTGAAAAGAGTCGGTTAAAGAAAGAAGCCAAAACTGTATCTATAGATGGTGAACAATTGATGAACTTTTTGATGAAAAGATTTAAATATAGTAAGAAACAAGCCATCGCCACAATGAAGAAACATAAGATGGATACATCCTTTCTGAAAAAAGAAAGTCCTGATTTCAATCCAATGATTGATACGATTTTAGATGATGTTATTGATGAATATCAAACTACTAATGAAAAAGTATTGAAGAAAAATCCTGGTGAATTCGTAGATGCTAAATTTTCTAAAGCTATTGATAACTTACCTGTCTCAAAACTTACAAAAGATTTAGTCATTAAACTGGCTAAGAAATACAAAGTAGATAAAGATGATGCTTTAAGATTTGTATCCTATGGTTACTTACGTGATTTCGGATTAAAAGAATCCGTAAATGAGGGATTTACTAAATATACTATTAAATTAACTAAGACGCCCGGATGGTATCTTGTTCACGATAAAAATGGTAAACAAAAATTTGAAGGTGATAGAAAATTTGTTACTAAACATCTCAAAAAATTAAAAACAAGAATGGGTAGCCACCAACTCAAAAGTCTTACTTCCTT